CTTTCTTGCCTGGTAGTTGCCTTTTGAAAATAAGGAGAGGCGAACTTCCTGCAGTTCTGCACTTGGCAGATCATCAGCATAATGGTCAAAGATATCACTCATAGGGGTAAGGACCAGATATTCATCTGGTGCCTTTTTACTAAACACGCCCGTTTCAATGGGAATCCCTAAAGGCTCAAGGACCTCGCCTATATCCTTCAAAATACTGTTATACACGACCTTCGCCCTCCTTCCTTTTAGATTTTGCTGATCTCTTCATCCAGCTTTCTTTTCATTGCTTCAATGCAGGCATTTCGACTGGCTGTTTTCGCCGATTTTAAAAATGGCTTAGCCGGCTGACCAGACTTTCCATACTCTAAAATGTTGGCGATCTTAGCATTTGACTCCCCATCTTTTCTTGGTTCATCAAAGCCCACCTTCACATTGTAATTCCCATCTCGATCCACACCAGCAGGGGTAACCCCGAGAGCGTCAATCAGCTCTCCTGTAGACCTTGACGGAAGTCTTGTGTCACTACCAATGGTTGCCTGTAGATTGGCTTTCACTTTGGCTTTCACCACTTCGCCACCAGCTTCCAGGACCTTCGGGATAATTTCATCGGTTTTCTCTGCCAAGGTTGATACCTTTAGCAAGAAATCCTCTGGCATTTTGAAACTTGATCTTGCCATGAAATCACCTCCTAGTCCTTCGTGGCTTCAATCTTTTCTGCTGCTACTTCCAAATAAAATCCCATAATAACCTCAACGCTTAAGACTTTGTACTCACCGGTATCGCAGCGAATCAGCATGCCAGGTTCAATCACCGCATCAGGAATCCTTCTAAACTGAAAGGTAGCATTAGCCTTGGTGTAGGCGGCCATATTGGCCCACTTTCTTGAACCGTGTCTTTCATCCCTATACGCACGAACACTGGCGATGATCTCTTCTCCCTTTGAAGAGAATCCTTCATCGTCTTTGATGGGAATCGTATCGATGATGTCGATTTGGGTGTTCATCTTCCCAAAGCTCATACCCTTCACCTGCCTTTACTGCCTTTTCCTCATAACCATGACTGCGATCCTTTCGTCTGCCTTTTCGGTAGCATCTTTTCTGACGTTTCCTTCTTTTCTTCACCCATAGCCGTTTCATCAGACCTGCCACTCCTTTCCCATGCGTAGAAGTAAATGGACCGTCTTCCACACCTGTTCCGAAGCATTGACATTGTCATTAAAGAAACCACCGGTGGAGCCATCACGACTCTCATAAAAATGAGAAGCCAGCATAATGACCCCTTGCTCGGTGGTCGGTGACATGGTGTTTTCCGTATAGAAGTCCGTCCCTAGATGCTGATAACCTTCGGCATAGCTGATGGCAGCGGTAATGAACCCTTCTAGCAAGGCATCATCCTCATTATGGGTTACAATGAGATTTTGTTTTACCTTCTCAAGAAGCGTCATCTACCATCACTCGCTTTCCATCAGGCCAGCAGTTTTAAGCTTTAAAAGCAAGGCATTGAAATCAGCTACCAGGCCCGCCACATCCACAGCGGTACTGTCTGCTTGAAGAGCTGCAGGTTTTAACTGCGTCCCATCAAATGTGATTATTCCTTCTGCCGTAACGGCAAGTTCTCCACCGATAACGGTCTTATCGCCACCCTGCTCGGTATAGTTTTTCGTGTTATATCCCATGGTTTTCCCTCCTTATCAAAGTGAAAGGAAGGCAGTAACTAGGACCACCTTCCCGCTAAATTACTTAGGCCTTTTGCTGAAGGACCTTGATGGCTTCAGGAAGGATTAGTTTCGCATCCAGTCTCTGAGATGCAAGGAATCCGACCTGACCATTTGCTGCATAAAGTTCATTCAGACGCTTGAAGGTTCTACCCTGACGATCAGCAATCCAGTAGTACTTGAAGTCTCCAAAGAGAATAGTCTTCTCACCAGCTGCAGCTACTGGCATGTACTGAGAAGTCACCACCGGACGATTGAGAATCGTATCTGGTGTTCCTGACTGAACAGATGGCTGCCACAAGTACTGACCCTGACCATCTTTCAGCTTTCTGATAGCTTTGATGGTCGCATCGTTCACAAGGAAGGTGGCATTCTTTCTATAAGCCGACTTCAAGCTGTGGTAAAGGTCCAGCACCTCATCAATAGTGATGGCTGTTGCACTTGCCGCGGTTATACCAAGGCTTGCTCCCCCGGTTGTATGAAGAAGACCTGTAGGTTTGCTGCTTCCGTTTCCAGTGAGGAATGCTTCCTCTTCTGCGGCTCCGATTCTTCTTGCAAACTCAGCTGCAATGTAGGCTTCAAGGTCGAAGTAGCTATCATTAAGAAGCTCATCAGAAACCTTCAGCATGGTACCAAGTTTGTAGGCCGACAAGGTCACCTGAGTGAATGCATCATCACTTTCAGTGAAGGCAGCTTCTTCATCCATCCATGCAGCGGATCCATGACTTGCTACAACAGGAATCTTTCTATCCCCGTAGCTGGTCGTAATCACGTTACACAGGTTTCTGAGAACGTTCGCCTCTTCAAGCGCCTGAATCAGCTGGTTCTCATACTCATCCGGTACAAGGAAACCACCTTCTGAATCGGTACCAATCTGAAGCGCGTTGTGTACCGCAGGGTTCATCTTGTTTCTCATGGCACCCCAAAAGGCACTCTTATAGGCATCAGATGCTCTGCCGGTTTTTTCTTCGGTCATCTTATCAGGTCTTGAAGCGAGAGGTTTGCTGAGGGCAGCTGAAAGCTCTCTGTCCATCATCTCTTGACGCTCAAGGCGCTCGATTTCCTTTCCAAGGCTGACCACTTCATCTTCCATCTTTTCATAGACGGCATTGTCCTCAGGTTTGATCAGACCATTCTCCTGACGATGTTCATCAAGGAACGTTTTTGCCTGCTCCCAAACCTTGGCACGTTTCTCTCTTAGTTCTTGAATTTTACTCATATTCATTACCTCCAATTTTTAATCAGCTCCAGCCGTCTTTCCAGCTGGGCAATAGGGATCTGGTTTACTGAATGGGCAGGAGCCTTCAAATCGTCTTCACCTTGCGGTGCAGGTTCTACGCTCTTTTCTGGCTCCTTAGTTCTAGCGTCATCATCATGTGCTTTTAGGTATTTCATCCTCGCCTGAATGCCTGGGAGTTTGTTCCTTAGAGCATTTGTCACTGTCATCTGGTCAAAGATAAAGCCACCGGAACCTTCATCTACCGGTTCTGATTCATAGAGAATCTTGTCGGCAAACTTCAGCTCGATGGCCTTATGGGCACTCATCCAGGTTTCAGCGTCCATCATGTGTGAGATTTTCGCTCTGGAAAGTCCCGTCTTTGTCTGATAAGCATTGATAATACTCTCTTTTACTTCACTGAGGAGATTAATTCCCACCTGCAGATCCGCCACCTCACCAGCAATAAGCATGGCTGGGTTATGGATCATGATTACTGACAGTGGAGAAACACACACTTCATCTCCCGCCATGGCAATGACAGAAGCGGCACTGGCTGCAAGTCCATCAATATGCACACTAACCTTGCCGGGGTATTCCCTCAGCATGTTGTAAATCTGCGCTGCAGCGAAGGTGTCTCCACCCGGTGAATGTATCTTTACAACAATGTCATCTGCTTTAGATCCACTATCATAAAGCTCCGTCTTAAACTGTTTAGGGGTGATATCATCGTCAAACCAAGAGGACTCTGCAATGTATCCTTCAAGGTGCAAGGTTCTCACTGTAGGCTCGTCGGCTTCATTCACCACCCATCGCCAAAATTTATCCATCTAATCGACCTCCTTTCGGGCATTAAAAAAGCACTCCTCGATTTTGAGAAATGCTGTTGATACTTCCAATTTGTTTTCTAGTTGTCCACAGAAATGGGCCAAGTTATACACTTATCATCAAAGCTCATCACCACCAGACTCATCTATGGCTTTCTTTGCATAGGCTCCGGCCATCTTAAGAGGTAGCATGTTGCCATTCACAAGATACAGGTCTCCACCATCTTCTTCAGAGATTGGATCCATGTTCTCCATCCTTCTTACATCATTAACGGAGAAAAAACCATTCTGAATACCGATGGCGTAACCATCCATCCTGGATTTATAATCCCCTCGCATCAGTGCCGATGCATTGAAAGACACGAAACACTGACCTTTCTCTTTCTCAAGAAAGAGCTTCTTGTTCATTGCCTGCTCTATTCGAACCAGCCACGGCCTAATAGTATGGACCACAAAGCTGATGGATTGGTTTTCAATATTGCTGAATGAACTCTTGCTAAGGTCCGCCACCATATGGGGTGGCACCTGAAAGATTCTACAAATCTCTTCGATCTGAAACTTCCTCGTCTCTAGAAACTGCGCATCAGAGTTTGGCATACTGATGGCTTGGTACTGAAGGCCATCTTCAAGGACTGCCACCTTATTGCTGTTTCCACTTCCTCCATAGGCTGCCTGCCAGGCATCTCTCACTTTTGAAGGATCCTTGATGGTTCCTGATGTTGAAAGAATACCGCTTGGTGTAGCGTTGTTGGCAAAGAATCTACCACCATATTCTTCAGCGGCAATGTTAAGTCCAATGGCATTTTTCGCAAGGGCCACTGGTGAATAACCCATGACACCATCAAAACCAAGACCTGGTACATGCAGAACATCTTCTGGTCCTAGATAATGAGTGGTGGTGTCCTTCCTGTAAGCGTAGTAGAGATTGCCATTCTTATCTCGATCCACCGTCATTTTGTCGGGAAGCAGGGGATAAAGATGCACCACTTCTCCTTTACCATTTCTAATAATCTGGCAATAGGCGTTTCCCCATAGAAGAAGGTGGGTCATCATGGTTTCTCTTAAAGTAAAGGAGGTCATCTCCGGGTTTGGTTCATCATGTAAAATCCTATACAGCGGGTGGGTGTACAGCTTTTCTTTGCCGTCACCTTGATACCTGTAAGTGTGAAGGGGTAAAGATGCCACCGTCTCAGCAATGATTCGCACACAGGCAAAGACTGCAGTGGTCTGCATAGAACTTCGCTCGTTAACAATTTTCCCCGATATACTTTGACCCATATAAAAGTTTGGTGCGCTGCTGACACTATCTGTAGGTTCTGCCCTCGCCTTAAAAAGCCATTTAAAAAAGTTCGCCATAATCTATGTTCACCCCCTTCTATCCTAAAACGATCATGTCGCGTTCATCGTAAATGGACCCATCATCATCCGGCGGATTCACCGTTGCTCTGGCAAGTCCCATGATCATGGCCACGATACCATCGATTTTTTCTGAGGATTTTTCCTTATCCACCTTGATGTTACCAGCAGGGTCCGTTCTGACCACAATGTTATCTGCCATCCATCTTAAGACCGGATGCCCACCATGGGCTATCTGCTTGCTTAAGGTGAGTCTCATGAGGTCCTTTGTCGGTGGTGACATATCCTTAAAACCCTGGCCAAAAGGCACCACGGTAAAGCCCATCCCCTCTAAGTTCTGACTCATCTGCGTAGCACCCCACCGGTCATAGACGATTTCTCTGATGTTATATTTCTCACCAAGTCGCTCGATGAACTTTTCGATAAATCCATAGTGGACCACGTTTCCTTCTGTAAGATTAAGAAGTCCCTGTCTGTGCCAGATGTCATAGGGAACGCTATCTCTTTTCATCCGTTGATGTAGAGTTTCTTCTGGCAGCCAAAAGTATGGGATCACCTGAAACTTATCTCCTTCCTCTTGAGGTGGGAACACCAGCACAAAGGCTGTGATGTCACTGGTTGAGGATAGGTCAAGACCTCCGTAGCAGACTCGCCCTTTCAGTTCTTCCGGGTCTACAGTGAAATTACAAAGGTCCCATTTATCCATGGGCATCCATTTGATTTCCTGCTTTAACCACATGTTCAGTCTAAGTTGTTTAAACAAGGCTAGATCTGCCGGATCGTCTTTGACTTGATTGTAGTGCTCCCTGACCCTCTCTATAGAAATGGTATGACCAAGACTTGGGTTGGCCTTATACCAGTTGTTTTCGTCTTCAATATCCGCATCATCCTCAAGCCCATAAATAATGGCGAGGAATGTCGGGTCTACTCTTTTGCCTTCCAGTATGTCTTTCGCCTTTTGATGCATCTCCCAGCCATAGCCGGAGAGTTGATTCCCTGCAGTGGTGAGATATAAAAAGAGAGGCTGGGTTCTAGCATCTCCTGAACCGGTGGTTAGCATCTTGGCTAGGTCCGGATTCGGATAGGTCCAAATCTCATCAAGAATAACACAAGAAGCATTAATACCGGATTTTGATTTAACATCGGAACTTAGTACCTGATAGAAACTTCCTGTCTTTGGGTAGGTGATTCGCTTTGTGGATCTCACCAGATTCGTAACTTTTGATAGAGTTGGATTCCCTTCCACGAAGTTCATACTGGTGTTGAAAATAATACTAGCCTGTTGTCTATCACAAGCGGCTACATACACTTCAGCATTAGGTTCCCCATCAGCAAGAAGCATGTAAAGGGCAATGGCTGCGCCCAGCTCCGACTTACCGTTTTTCTTACCAATCTCCACATAAGCGGTTCGGTACTGGCGGGTACCATCTTCTCTCAAAGTTCCAAAGAGGCGCCTAACCAGGTCCTTCTCCCAGGGAAGTAACTTAAAAGGCTGACCGGCCCATCTGCCTTTGGTCAGCTTCAGTTGTTCGATAAAGTTAATGGCGTGGTTGGCATGAGCTTCACTAAATGGCATAGGCGTCTCCTCCTTTCAAATTAGTCTTCCTTACTCTTTTTTAGAATGTCCTCCGCCTTTGGTACATTTGAAAGCAGCTCTTCCATGGCATCGCCCTCGATGGTGTTACCACTGTTATTGATGTTGAGTCTGCTTCGGGCCGATGGGCTAAGGCCAAGCTCTGAACAGAAGTTTCTCATCTGTTTTAGGTTTTGCTGGGCAATGGATACTTGAGGGATCTGCTGAATGTATCCTGAAGAGGTCTTCAAAATGGATCCATGCTTAGAGATGAATTCCTCTGCTTCCTTCCATCTAGCGTAGGCTTGACAGTACCCGGCAAAGGCTGCCATATCCACTTGAGTCAGTAGTCCCATGGCTTCCAGTTCTTTTGATAGCCTTCTCCATTCTTTCTTGGCATCCGGTTCCAGCCATGACGGGCACTTGGGTGCTATCTGTTTTGGTTTTGGTTCGTTCTTATTCAGTGGTCTTTTTCCTGGATTGCCTTCCAGCT